ATGTTTTTAAGAGCATCTTGGAACTGTGTAGTAGCTACTCCAGCAGCACCTTGTAGGGCATTAGCAAAGTATGGATTTAAACCTAAATTTTGACCTTGTATTGTAGCCAACTGTTGTTGTTGAGCAGCAGGCACTAATGGAGATCCTGCCAATGCTCTATTTTGTGCAGCCTGTAATGCAGACTGTGTTTGTTGACTAGGTGATACAAATGTTTGATATGGATAGTATTGTGGAGTGTCTGTTTGGTATAATTGTTTAGCTTCTTGTAGACCGTATTCAACGAATGGACGAACAGTAGGGTCTAATTCGTTAGATTGCTTTTGCACAGTAGTTCCACCTCCACCACCGCCCTTAAATAGCTGTCTGCCCATTTTACCATTGTCGATAGACTGGTTGCCATCTAACTCTGGGAAATAATCGTAAATCATAATTTTAACTCCATTAGTGTATATTTAGGTTCTAATTTAAATTTCTTTCGCCATAATCTGACGATGCCTTCTTTTGCAGTAGAACCTTGAACTTTAGTCCCACCGTTGTTTTTTACCCATGTTAAGAATTGATCCCAACATCTTGGATTTGTTATGCCACCGATATAGGTAATATATGCAACTCTGTCATTAGGATACATTACCCATTGCACAGTAAATGCACATTCACATTTATCACCATTCATAACAAGCAGTAATACAGAATTACCTTGTGCTACAAATTGTCTTAATTGGTCTATAGTAAATTCACCGTTGCCAGTGTCTATAGCTCTTTGTAAATGTTTTTCAGCGAGATGCCAAAATTGATGGATATGTGTTGTAGGAACTACAAAAAGATTGGTCTCCATAGTCAAAACCTTGTAAAATATACTATCCTATTATAACATATCCATAAGTCTTATCTGCTGTATTGTTTGCAAAGTGACTTACCGTAGCTTGTCCTTTTTGTTTTGCTGATACATATACATTGTCCATACTAAACGGTGCGATATATGTAATATTTATTTGTGCAGATGGTATTGCAGGTCTTGTGTAAGGTGTTGTTGGTGTTGCAGCAAAATGTTCCAAAGAAACATCGGTAGAAGATGTTGCTCCTGCTATTTCAATATAATCACCTGCATTTAAATCTAATACATGACTTGAAGTTCCAGTTAAATGAGATGGGTCACCAGTAGACTTTCTTGCTGGCAAACCAAATCTTTTTCCAGAGTCAGCAATATCACTGCCATTCACTCTAAACCATACATCTGCATATTCTGCATCGTTATTAGCGTTTGCTAGTTGTAGAGAAAATAATGCTTTATATATGCCATCGTTTCTAACATATATTCTTGATGTATTGACTCCATCTAAATACATTCCATTTATTTCATGTTCTGTAGTCCATTCAACTACTGCTGTATTACCTGAACTTGGTGCTAACTGGTCTGTGTTTTTAGTAAACTCACCATAAGGTGCTGTAGAGGTCTCTGCTACATCAGTAATAGGTGCTAATAAAATAACAGAATCAAAACCTATTCTTTCATCATACAATGTCGTTGTCGTTGCCCAACCTGTATTTAAAGTAACTGTGCCTGTGTTATTTGTTTTACCATTCATCGCATTGTTTACGACTTCTGATATTTCACGAGGTGTTCCACCTTGATAAGGTAAGACTCTAAACATTATCGAATTCCTCTAGGAACTATATCTACATCCACTCCTATTGCGTGTGTCCAGTTACCAGTAGGTGTGACTTCTACACGATGATAACGACCAAAACTTCTTACACCTGCTCGACCTTCAGATGAGGTTGTAACAGATGAACCAAAAGTAATGAGATCATCTAATTCTTTGCGTGATGCAATTCTAACTGTAGAAGAACCATCTTGTATTTGTGGTCTGACTAAATTAGCACAACTGTTAAATCCTACTTCTAAATCACCTGTGGTTAATGTAGCACTCATGTTTGTTCCAGTAAATGTCACAATTTTTTGTCCACTTACACCACCAAATAATAGTTTACCACCAACCCATTCTCTTGAATCTAGTGATGATGGGAGTGAGTCCATTGTTCCATAAGTATCTAAACCTTCTAAAGTAATACCTGAAGTTGCTAAAGATGATATGTATTGAACTGTGGTTGTATCTGATTTAGACCATTTATCTAATTGCCAGTTGTAAATGATTAATGAACGACCACCTGATGTATTAGGATAGTTCCATACCACAATGTTTTTAATAGGGTCTACAGCACTAGAGATAGAATCAAATTGGTTTAAGTCTGCGTGTTCAAAGAAATATCTGTCTATCTTTTCTGTTCCTATTCCTCTGACAGAATTACCATCACATGAGTAGAAACCATCGTCTGATAAGAAGTAAGAAATGTTTCCGTATTGTGATACTGAACCTGTAGATATGCAACCAAGACCTCTTGAAATTATATCTACCTGAAAGAACAAAGGACTACCAATATATGAAAGTCTTGCCACTGCTCGTTCTAAAAAAACTAATCCAAACTCGCCACCAGTGATGCCAGTAATGTTTCCACCATCAGGAATGATCTGATAATCAGATTGCGAGGTTGTTCCTGATACCCATGTTGTTTCATCGTTGATGTCAGACCATTGCACTTTGTTAGCATTAGTTCCACCATCTAGGTTAGCAGTCACTACAAAGTCACGCACTACAGTAATAAATTTAGCAATAGGTGCATTAGCATCAACATCTGCAAAGTTACTAGATGAACCTACAGTCCATGCTTGAACTTTATTTACATTATTAACTGCTAATACAACATTACCAAACTGTGCAAATCTCCATATACCTGCACCAGTATAATTACCTGCTTTAGATACATTGTTTAAGTTTTTAGTTGCACCATCGTATAGGAAGAGTTTGGTATCACCGCCTGCAAATAACTGTGTGGTGTTGTTAAATTTACCTGCAAATACAGAAGTTAAACTTTCACCTGCATTATTAGATAAATCTACAGCACTGGCAATAGAACCATAACCAACCGCTTGAGGAATGACATTATTAACATCTATCATTTGTCCTGCAATAGAAGGTTGATCTGGTAACCATTCACCAAATTGAACTCGTTGAGTTGCCAATTATTCACCCCAGTCTTGAGAATTCATTACCTCAATTAATTGCTCTACATTTGTTACTGCTGCAATAGCAGTTTCTAATCTTTCTGATTCTGCAACGATTGCTACTCGTTTAGATGCTACATCAGTAGGAATGTCTACATTGCGTTCTACTTTACGAGTAACATACCAGTCAGTAGATGCAAGCATTGTGCCTGCTGTATGTTTCACTTGTGCAATCATCGTAGACTTGAGACCTTTAGTGACTAATCTTTCATCACTATCTACCATTACAGGATTGTCAGGATCTGTGTTATCTAGCACTTGGACATACAATGGGTTACCATCTTCGTTTACTTCTTCTTTATCTTCCAATGCTTTTGGATTATTGATGTCACCATCCCAGTAGAATCTGTCATCGGCACGAACAGGATCATCTACCCATGTAATACCGATAGCAGTCTTTTCTGCTTCTGTTGATTTTTGTAACCAATTAGAAGGATACATGACATCACCTACTGTGAATGACCTTCCAATTCTTAATGTTAAGTTTCCTAGTTTATACATAATTACCTCGCTAAAGATTGTTTGAATGGGTTTTCGGCAAATGCCATGTAAATATAATTTCCACCTGATGCGTTCCAATATCCATAAGTCATGTCATGTCTAACTTTAAAACCATTACTTAATAAATCAGCAATAGCATAAGTAGATAGTGTGCTTTCAGCGTAAGCTAGGTTTGCAGGTAACTGCCCTCCATTACCTGCACCGATTACATTAAATGCAGGTCTTTTATTATCAAGCATAAACCAGTCGCTTGCAACATCGGTACGCTTTACCATTACAAATGCAGGTCTAAATCCTGTATATACAAATGGACCATCAAGAGAACCATTACCTGTGTAAGAACCAAACTTGTTGAATCCTTCTACTTCTGCAAAACAATACATAACAATATTATCACCATTTCTATTTACATTGTCTGAAGTTCCCAATGTAAACACCGATGAATTTGGAGCAGTGTTATTCCAAGGCAAACTTGAAGTAGTTGCTGAATTAGTTAAGTTAAAATTTAAGTATTTAGTAGCACCAAGAGATTGATGATATACTCGCCAATTAACTGCATAAGTTCTATTTTTACCTATCATTAATGCAGGAGCAGAACCAAGTCCATGCCCTACAGTTGCACCTGCTGTTCCATTTCCAGTATATGTCACCACACTAAATCCAGATGTTGTATTAGCAGATACAGTAGATGTAATTGTTCCGTCTGTATTAGATACAGCAGATGAGTCTGAACCTCTCCAGTTCCATGCTACATAAGTATTTCCTGACCCATTAACACTATTAGAAGAAGTAATTCCTGCATGAACTTGAAATCCATCAGATGTAAATGCACTTAAATATCCACCAGTATCTTGATACCTTTCTATAACATCTCTATTACTAAATACATTATATCCTACACCTCTAATAGTATCATATAGCATATGGTCAGCAGAAGAATCTCTACGCTTAATCCAAGTAAAATCAGGTGCAAAACCTACTGTTACATCTCTATCATTTACACCAGTTCCTGTATATATCACAGGATTCATATACTGACTACCATCTACAATCGTGCTATCAGGTAGGTTATATGTATTTAGTTTTTTGTATCCTGTAGGTGGTGTGTATTTAAATGGTCTTTGACCGAAGTTTATATAACCACTTTGAGTTCCAGTTCCTGTTCCATTTTGTAATGCAACATACCAAGATTTTCCTGATGGAATAGAGAATGTTCCTTGACTTGTATTATTTTTATAAAACGCTATTGTGCTTGAATCTAAATCTAATGCAATACCAATAACATCTCCATTTGTATATGAAGCTCCATATGATGATTGAGTAGCATCAATAAATTTTGTTCCATCATAAGAATAGTATCCAACACCTCCAGTTCCAGATGCTATCATTGATGATGCTGAAATAGTATCTTGTACTAATCCTATAACAAGATGCGGTCCTGCTACTGTTGCTACACTAATTTCACAATAGTGTTTTCCACTATTTACTGCTATTGTATTTGTCATTGTATTGATACCAGCAGAAAGGGTAAAATTCAAGTTAGCACTAGAAAAAGTATTACTTCCTCTTTGGTGTAAAGGATTCAATGTAGCAAAGTTAGCAGTATCCTCATCTGTTAATGTAGGCACATCGTTCATAATGTCATAGGTAGTTTCAGATGATGCGTTACTGTTGATGTTGTTAGGTGTCCAGTTGTTCTTGTTACCACTTGCATCAAAGTTAAACTGTGCATCACGA